AGTTGCTGCTTACGAGCTTGGCAGAATTGCTGTTTGACTTCGGCAGATTTGGCGTAGCGCGAGTCGATGGTGACCGTCGTCGCCACCACAGTGGTTAGCAGTGCCAGCAGACCGCCGAGCAGCGACAAACGGTTGTCCATCTATCTGCCCTGACCGCACATGGGCTTCTTACCTCGACGCCGGGGACTTGACCGCCATTAGCTTGCTGGCTCCTCAGGCCACGCAATGTTGTACGGAAAGTCTGCCTGACTGCTGATGTCACGCAAGGCTTGCCGATACGTTGCCCACGCTCCAGTGTCACCAGGCGCATCACTCAACTGCGTCCAGTCGCAATCAGCAAGGCGACGGTTGCGTTCGGCGCGGACATTAGCACTGGCTTGTTGTTCGGGCAGCTCCTGCAGGTGCCACACTTGCGTCCATGCGCCATTGACGGATTGAACGCCTTGTTTGACGCGGTGCGTTTTACTGTCGAACTCAGGAGCTGGTGTTGCAGTTACGGGGTAGATGTCGAATGATGCCAGCGTTTCGTTGGTGACATCAGCCGGAAACGACGTATCGGGATTGTCCCTGCGTAGATCGGCAAGCGTGTAGGGGAACTTGCTGGGCTGGTTGTTAATCAGTTTGACGTACATGATTCAGGAAATAGTGAAAGCCCAGACTGCATCTTTTGAGGAACCAACCGTGAAAAACTTAGTTCCATCGTCTTTGAAAAACAACCCCCGTGGACTCCCCTCTATAGGTACGGTGACGCCAGACCTTTGTACATAGCTAGCAGTTGAAACGTCCCACGCCGTAGACAAATTGTACTCATTGACATCATCTCCGCTTTGCCCATGAATGTACATCTTTGTCCCATCGGGCTTGAAAAACAAACTATATGGGGTTGTTTCTTGGCTTGATACACTAAAGCCTTGCGAGTAACTAGCGCTAGATATGTCCCAAGCAGTTGAGAGCGCGTATTCAAATACGGTATCTGCTTGGGTGCCAATCACATACATTTTTGTGCCGTCGGGCTTAAAAAATAAACCTCGCGGCGAATTTTCTTGAGCCGAGATGCTGAAGTTTTGCAGATAGCTAGCGGTTGATACGTCCCACGCTGTAGATAAATCGTACTCATTGACATTGTCACTGGCATATCCGGTAACATACATCTTTGTTCCGTCAGGTTTAAAAAATAGTCCTGCTGGTCCAGTCTCTTGCGTGCTTACGCTAAAAGATTGCACATAGCTGGCAGTAGTTACATCCCACGCTGAAGACAGGCTGTATTCGTTTACATCGTTTCCGCTATCGCCAAGGACGTACATCTTGGCTCCATCTGACTTAAAAAAGACATCACTTGGGGTAGTTTCCTGTGCTGCGACAGAAAAATAATCACTGGTCGGCAGAGTAAAAGATGCCGTGGAAATGTCATAAGCGGTCGAAAGAGAATACTGCCAAACCGTGTCGGTTACTCCACCCACCATAAACATTTTTGTGCCGTCGCTCTTAAAAAACAACCCAAGAGCAATAATATCTTGAGAGATAACAGAGAAAAACTGGTCATAACTTGCCGTCGATATATCCCAAGCCGTTGAAAGGGTGTATTCGAGCACCCTGTCGTTTGAGTCGGCTGAAATATACATTTTGGTTCCTGAGTTGCCAAACCATAAATCGGTTGGTATGGTTGTCTCCGTAGAAACAGAAAGAGACTGCGTAAAGGATGCGGTGCTTACATCCCATCCGGTTGTCAATGTGTATTGATGCACGGCGTTGGCTGCGTCGCCAGCGACATACATCTCCGTTCCATCGTCCTTAAAAAACACACCTCGCGGCGTGCGGTCTTGAGCCGAAACTGAGAAATTCTGGTTGTAACTTGCAGTGGATATGTCCCAAGCGGTAGACAGATTGTACTCATTTACGTCGTCACCAGCCTGCCCAATAACATACATTTTTGTTCCGTTGGGCTTGAAAAATAAACCACGAGAAAGTGTTTCCTGGCTTAATACGGAAAAAGACTGTGTGTAAGACGCAGTGCTTACATCCCATGCAGTCGATAATGCGTATTGAACCACATTGTCAGAACTAGACCCAACTATGTACATCTGGGTGCCATCTGTTTTGAAGGAGAGCGCACATGGCGTTAGTTCTTGATGGCCAACATAAAACCAGTTTTTTGGAGTGCCCGTAAACTCGGCATACGCTATGTCCCAAGCATTGCTTGTCCCAGTCGCACCAGCAGCAGCAGCCCTAAGAAAATGATTCCTCATGCCACGTCACCAACGTGTGCGCCGTAAAGCGTGGTGCTGATCTTCCACAACTCGATCACGCTGTAACCGCTAGTCGCCAGCGTTGGAGCGGATCCACCGACCCAGGTCATCGTCGGCCACGTCAGCGAATATGACGTTCCATCAGCAACCATCAGCAGCATCGACTCACCTGCTGCAAAATTAGTGGCGGTTGCAGTGCGGTTGGCACCTAACGTCCACAGCTGGATCGGACCATCAGCAGGATCTAGATCAACACTGGCGCCATCGGTGATCGTAAAAACCGATTCGCTGAGGTCACCAAGCGTCTTGTTGGTCAGCGTCTGACTGGTTGAAATCGTCGCAGCTTCAATGACGGCGGAGCTGTCGTTCTTCGTAAAAATCGTGCCATCCGCCGTGTTAATCAGCAGCTCAGCAGTGTCGCTGAAATCACCAGCAACAGGGTCACTGGTGCCGCGCTTGTGACGAATGACATTTGCCATTAGAACGTGCCGCCGTCAATCTCACTGTTGCTAGAAAGATAGTCGGTGCCTTCAGTCGCAGCGGTAAAGGCGCTAGTACCGTTGCCCTTCAAAATGCCGGTCAGCGTGGTCGCCCCAGTGCCACCGTTTGCCACCGTGATCGTGGTGCCGTTCCAGGTGCCGCTAGTGATTGTGCCGACGCTAGTCAGGCTGGAAGCCGTAACACCAGATCCAAGCGTGCTGCCGCTAAGAACTGACGTACCAGCAATCTTAAACTCCTTGCCGGAAGCAAGGTCAATGTGCTCGCTGCTGGTCCAACTGTCGGTCGCATCGACCCAGTTAAAGGTTTTGTCGGTAGCGCCTTTGAGGGTGATGCCACCACCGTCAGCAGTGGCGTCGCTAGGTGTTGCTACATCGCCCAGCGTGATGTTCTTGTCTTTGACATCAAGGGTTTGAGTGTCAATCGTGGTGGTGGTGCCATTAACTGTCAGGTCGCCAGTGACAGTCAGATTGTTGCCAAAAGTGGTATTCCCACTCAAAGTTGCACCGCTTAAGTCAACCGTTCCGGTAAACGTCTTGTTACCGCTAACCGTTTGAGTGCCGGTCAGATTGACAAAGGCACCGTCACCACCAATCGCAACAATGCTGGTCGCACTACCGCCAGCGCCACCCGTGCCAAAGCCATAGTACAGAATGCCATTACCGGCATCTGACTCGTTATACGCGAGTTCCGCGTTTTCAAGGCTGCTCGGCGCACCAGTGCTGCCACCATATGCACGACGCTTGATGCGAATGGTGTTAGCCATGGTTAGAAGCTACCTCCGTCGGTCAGAGTGGTAGTGGTCCAGGTGGTGTCAGCCTTGAACTGACCGGCAGTTGCGTCGTAATACACAACGCTTTTGTCCACTTTAGCCGTGCTGTCGAGATCAAAACCTGCGCCAGCAGGACCTTGTGGTCCCTGCGTAATTGCAGAAACAACTGAGGTTTGTGGGACAGTGACAACGGTTGTGCTCCCATTCGTGGTGACTTCAACCGTGTTTGTTGTTGTTGTGACATTGACGCTAGTCATGCCGTGTAGCCCTCATCCCCGACCACAGTGCCTTCAAGGTAATACTCCTTGACGCCTGATCCATTAGTCAGCAGTACGTCGTAGTAATAGGTGCCAGTGATAAGTGCCGTTTGTTCCGTTGTTAATGACAATGTGATTGTGCCGGTGCTGCGGTCGGTGTAGGCAACAGCAAAGTCTGCAACCTTTGTAGTACGCGGTTTGTTCCAGATCTGCGACTCAACAGTCCAGCCTGTTAGGTCAATCGCAGCATTGTTACTATCTTTGAACTGCAGCACAATGCTGTAGTCAGCCCGGCGCTGCAGCGTGATGTTGTAAGTGCCAGGTGAGATCGCCATGGCTGAAGTTTAGCGCCCTTGACCACGCAGGGCTTTCTTTCCGCGACGGCGAGGACGTGAATGTTGCCCGTAACCCTGTGAAGTGGTTTTGGGACGACCAGCCTTGTGCTCAACCCGTCCCAGCGCGGTTTTGCTTTTTACAGCCATCAGGTTGCCATCAATCCGTGAGCTTGCATGGCGTCAATTAACGCCTCAACCTTTGCCTCTAGCGTCACGCAATACTGCAGCAGCTCATC